TTACGATTTTGCACCAAGTGGCTTTAAAGAAAGCGAAGTGTTTAAGCAATTAATCGAAGAACATTTTGAATTAGCAGAAAATACAGAAGAATATAAACATTTTAAGTTGCATAGCGATAGTAGTTTAAAAAATCTAACGAAAGTTGAATTAATAGACTACATTAAGATGCTATATCATAATTGGGGCGTTGCTGATGAGCAATTAGCACATAGTCTCAATGCGTATAACACTTAGAAGAAAAATACAAATCAATAGATTTTACACTGGACAAACAATTCGAACATATTGAAGAAATAGAAAAAATATTAGACGTATGTGGAATTGTTGCAATTAAAGAAAGAATTAAAGAACTAACAAATATTAAACCATACAAGTTCGAAGATTTAAAACCTAATATGTGGCTATGGAATGATAAAAGAAAACGGTGCTTTAGATTAACAGATGCATTTATAAGAGCGGGTACAAAATATTATAGATGGCTTGATTTATCAAGCGGTAAACTTGTTCGGGAAAGATTTGTTGAGGGTCAACTTTACCCGCCGACTAAGGCTATGGAGTATCAGGAAGGAAATTAAAGATGATGGAACACAAAAAAGTACTGATGATTGAATTATTGAATCTTTATGAGCAGAGGCAGTTTGTAAAACCTAAATGTTCAAAAATCATCATTGATGAATATATTAGAAAATTGGAAATTGAGTTGGGGGTACTGCTTAACAATGGTAAAAACGATTACTAAAAAAGAAGCTGAACAGCTTATCAATGATACTGTTTCAAAAACGGTCGAAGAACTGATGAAACAAAAGTTAATCAAGAAGAAGGATTTGAACACGTATCAAAAAACAGAACAGATCCTTTATAACTACAATAATTTTAAAAATGTTGTAAAGGATAAACAGGAAATGATAGAACAGATTAAACAAGTTGGAATATCTAAAACAAGCTGTTCTTTCATTCCTATGCCACAAGATACAGGTTATAAATATATTCCAAGTGAAGAAGAAAAAAAAGATAATGAAATAACTGTACTCGAAGCATCTATTGCAGTTACCAAGAACTATATTAGGATTATAGACAATGCGCTTAAAACAATAGCTGATGATCCTTATTACAAAGTGATTGAAGATTGCTATTTCAATGGCAAGAAGTATTCAACAGTTGCTAATGAATGGGCATTTCCAATTAGTGATGTTGCAATTGGTAAGAACAAAAACAGGTTAGTAAAGAAGTTATCAATCTACCTGTTCTCTGATGATGTAATTAAAGAATTGTATTCATAAAAAAGATGTCCATATTGGGCATCTTGTTTTGTTTTAAGATGATGTAATTCGTTTTCTTGACATAAGTTATTTTTAGGTTATTTTCTAGTAATTTACTTATTATATTTAGATGATATAATGATTATAGTGAATAAATATAGTTAAGGTATATGTGTTGTGAGGGGTTACTCTTCACATATAAAACAGTATATAAGAACAATGGGTTATCAAATATTATGGTAGCCTTTTTTGTTTGCTGATTTGATACAACTATTAATTAATATTACAAATAATAATGCCAGCTATAAAACAATATTCCCGTGTGAAGTGTTTTTTCATTTTAAAATTATTCTCCTGAATTTTTATAAAATCTAATATTAATAGTTGTATCTAATGAGTGAATAAACGTGAGTAGAATAAAAGAAAGGAAGTGGCATTGATGAATTATAAATTGACACCTAAACAAAAATTATTCGCTGATGAATATTTAATTGATCTTAATGCCACTAGAGCATATAAGGCAGCTTATAAGAGCGTTAAGAAGGATGAAACAGCAAGAACAAATGGAAGTAGAATGCTAACAAATGCTAACGTATCAAAATATATTAAAGAGCGTATGAATGAGCGTTCTAAGCGCACAGAAATAACGCAGGACAATGTTTTAAAAGAATTAGCTACAATAGCATTCGCAAAAGTAACTGACTTTGTAACGATAGAAAACGGTGTTGTAATAGTAAAAGATACGAAAGATATACCAAAAGATTTGCTACCTGCCATTGCTTCGATCAAAGAAGGTAAAAATGGTATTGAAGTAAGTTTTTATAACAAAGATAAGTCACTGGAACTGTTGGGTAGGCATTTGGGTATGTTTAATGACAAAATAGAAGTATCGGGAACTATCAATAATCCTATGGAAGGATTGACAACTGATGAATTGAAGAAGCTGATAGATGATGATTGATAAAGCAATGATTAAACTTCAAGCAAAGATAGAACTTGCAAAGCGTGAGTTCTTTTATTTTTGCAATTTAAAAGCGCCTGATTTCTATAAACGTGATAGAAAGTATTTAGTTGATTTATGCAATGACTTACAAGCATTCTATGAATCTGATGAATATGATGCGCTTATCATCAATGAGCCACCTAGACATGGAAAATCAAGAACTGCCAGCTTGTTAGTTGAATGGATATTGGGAAAAAATCAAGATGAAAAGATTATGACTGGTTCATACAATGAAACATTATCAACTATGTTTTCTAAAAATGTTCGTAATGGAATCATGGAAACAAAAGCTGATCCAATGAAACCTGTATATAGTGATGTATTCCCAAATGTAAGAATCAAGCGTGGTGATGGTGCTATGAACTTATGGTCATTAGAAGGTGGTTACAATAACTATCTTGCTACTTCACCAGGCGGAACAGCAACGGGATTCGGTGCTTCTTTGCTGGTGGTTGATGATTTAATTAAATCTTATGAAGAAGCGTGTAACGAAGCTACAAAAGAAAAACACTGGGAATGGTTCACTAATACCATGCTTTCACGTTTGGAAGAAGGCGGTAAGATCATTATTATCATGACTAGATGGGCAAGTGATGATTTAGCAGGGAAGGCATTAGAAGAACTGCCTGAAAGTGGCTATAAAATTAAGCATATAAACATGAAAGCGTTACAGGACGATGGAACTATGTTATGCGAAGAAGTCCTTTCACGTAAGAGTTTTGAAGCCAAAAAGAAAGTAATGGGTGAAGATGTTGTTAGCGCAAACTATCAGCAAGAACCTATTGACTTAAAAGGTCGTTTATATACGTCATTTAAAACATATGATGGTGAGTTGCCGCAGTTTAAATATATCAAGAATTACACAGATACAGCCGATACAGGTAATGATTATCTTTGTTCGATTAATTATGGGGTTACATTCCAAAATGAAGCCTATATTCTTAATGTTTTATACACTAAGGAAGGTATGGAAGTAACAGAGCCAGCACAGGCTAAAATGATGTTTGAAGATGAAGTTAATATAGCTGATATAGAATCGAACAACGGTGGTAGAAGTTATTCAAGAAATGTTGAAAGAATTATGAGAGAAAGATATAAGACAAATAAAACAGTCTTTAGACCATTTCATCAAAGCAAAAACAAGGCTGCTAGAATACTTTCTAACAGTACATGGGTTATGGAACATATATATTTCCCTCATAACTGGAAACATAGATTTCCTGAATACTATGAAGCCATGATGAAATATCAAAAGGAAGGTAAGAACAAACATGATGATGCACCTGATGCTACAACTGGAATTGCAGAAAAGATAAGCAAAGGTGAAATCTATTCATGGGATTAGAGAGGTGAAAGAAATGAATGGACCAGGATATTTTAAAGGAAAAGAAGTTGTAGATGTAATACAATATAGTGATATGCACAGTGTTAGATTTAATACACCATATGCTTTTTATGTTATTTGCAAAGATGGTTCAAAACATGAAGTTAGTAGTGATGAAGCTAAAAAGCAAGCTGATTTTTTGTCTCGAAAAGAAGAAAAGAATAGCAGCATGAAAATCAATGTTTTAGGTACTGAATATGATGTTGAAATGCTAGAAGAACGTGATGAAACAATGAAAGCGTTAAATGCAGATGGTTATACTGATATTTCTACTAAGGAAATAAAAGTTTTAAAACCAGAAGAAAAACCTGGCAATCAAAAAAATATTTTTAAATATCAAAATACTGTATTAAGGCATGAGATTATTCATGCTTTTTTATATGAGTGCGGAATTGACTATAATATGCAGTTTCACAATGAAGAAAGCGTTGATTTTTTTGCAATACAGTTTGATAAACTTGCAAAGATTTTTGAAGATGCAGGGTGTAAGGAGTGATTAAATGCTTAATGCGATAAGAAAAGGAGTGAGTTGGTTGGATGCTAAGTTGAATAATCCATTAGAAGAAACAGCAAATAACTTGAAGTGGCTTGAATTAGAATTGGAAGCGTGGCTTGATTCTAAAGAACGTGAGGATCAAATAAAAGCGGATAGGTATTATAGAGATATACAAGATATAGCTAAATACAAGCGTATGGCAATTGGTGAGGGTGGCGAACTTGAAGAAGTCAAGAACATGCCCAACAAAAGGACACTAGACAATCAGTATAAAAGACTTGTCAATCAGAAGGTTAATCATTTGGTTGGTAAACCTTTTGCTATCGACACAGAAGAAGCGTATTCTAAAGTATTGAGCAAATACTTTAAGAAGCGCTTTTTTAAATTGCTGAAGAGTGTTGCGAAAGATGCTAACAATGGTGGTATCTCTTATCTATACCCATACTATGATGATAATGGTGTTTTCAAGTTCAAACAATTCAAGTCATATGAAATAAAGGTGTTTTGGCGGGATGATGAACATACTGAAATAGATTTCTTTTGGCGCTATTATAAAAAGCCAGTTAGATTCTCAAATGGTCATGTTGAAGATATAGAACATCTTGAAGTGTACACAATAGAAGGTGTTAGATACTTTATCTATAAAGGTGGAAGATTGCTATATGATCAAGCAAAAGGTGAAAGAATATATAATTATCTTACTTTTGTCAAAAGCGTTGGTGGTGAAGTTGTTGAAGAACAGTCATTTCAGTTTGAAAGAATACCACTTATTCCGTTCAAACTAAATGATATAGAGCATCCATTGTTAAAGCGTGTCAAATCACTTCAAGATGGTATTAATACAATTACAACTGTATTCACAAACAATATGCTTGAAGATAGTCGTAACACCATTCTTATTATTATGAATTATGATGGTGAAAATTTAGGTGATTTCAGACATAACCTAAGCACTTATGGAGCTATTAAGGTTAGAAACACCAATGAAGAAAAAGGTGGTGTTGATACACTTCAAATTGAAGTCAATGCAGAAAATTATAAAGCAATACTTGATATATTCAAAAGAGCAATCATTGAAAATGGTGGTGGTGCTGATGTCAAGAACTTGAACAGCGGAACACCCAATCAAATGAATATTCAAAGTGCTTATTATGATCTTGAACTAGATACTAATGACACGGAAACAGAGTTTCAGGATTCATTGGAACAATTGAAGTGGTTTATTGACTTTGACATCAATCAAAACGGTCAAGGTGATTTCTTTGATGTGGATGTTGATTTCATATTCAATCGTGATATGCCACAAGATGAAACTTCAATTATTGATAATTTGGTTAAATTAAAAGGTATTATTAGTGATGAAGATATTATCAAGCAACTTCCTTTTGGTGATTCTCAAAAGTTAATTGATAATATGAAGAAACAAAAAGAAGAACAAAGGTATGAAGTATTAAAAGAGTATGCGAATGCTTTTGTAAATAATCCACGAATCAACAATGAAGGTGATGAATAATGCCTGGTAGTGATTATTGGAAAAAGAGATTTGAACTGCTTGAAGATGCCATGAATAACAAGGGTACGCAATATATGAAGGATTCAGAAGCAATATATCGTAAAGCTATAAGTAACACTGAAAAAGAGATTTCGAGGTGGTATACACGTTTTGCTGATAACGAAGGTATAAGCTATCAAAGGGCGGTTGAAATGCTCACTGGCGATGAATTAAAAGAGTTTCACATGGATGTGAAAGAGTACATTGAAAAAGGTAAAACACTAGGTGTCTCTGATCAATGGGCGAAAGAATTAGAACGTGCATCTACAAAGGTCCATATAAGCAAGCTAGAAGCCCTGAAATTACAAATGCAACAACAGGTTGAGGAATTGACAGGAAAGAAAGTTAAGGACATTACTCATCTTATGAGCGATATATATAGCGATACCTTTTATAAAACAGCTTTTGAAATTCAAAAAGGCTTTGGTGTAGCTACTAATTTTGCTAAGTTGGATAAGAAAGTTGTTGATAAAATCCTTGTTAAACCATGGGCATCTGATGGTTCAAACTTCTCAGAACGTATTTGGGGAAGTCATAGAGCGCAGCTGGTTAACAAACTGCACGAGGGATTAACACTGAATCTTATACAAGGGAAACCGCCTGATAACTTAATAAAGGAGATTGTAAATACATTTGAAGTTGATAGAAAACGTGCTGCCACATTGGTATTTACTGAAAAGGCATATTTTCAATCACTGGCACAACATGATTCGTTCAAAAATTTAGGCATTGAAGAATATGAAATTGTTGCTACATTGGATACTAAAACATCAGAGATATGTCGAGAAATGGATGGTAGGCATTTTAAATTAAGTGACTATCAGATAGGTTTAACTGCTCCGCCTTTTCATCCGAGATGCAGAACTGCAACCGCTCCGTTCTTTGATGATGAATTTGAAGATGAAGTTAAACGTGCTGCAAGGGGTGAAAATGGTGACTATTACACTGTACCAGCAAACATGAAGTATGATGAATGGTATAGAGGGTTTGTTGAAGAGGATAAAAATACTCTTGATAAATATAATCTTACTAAAAATATAGCCACAGTAAGTACGATAAAAAAAATAATGTCTTCCCAGTTAAATCAGTTAACAAAAAATGAAAGACTTGTTTTAACTAAAATGACAGGCGCTTTATCAAACAATATCAATTATAGAATTGGAAATGGTGGAAGGCTTGATAAGTTTGCTGATCAGATTGCATTGATTGATTCGGCACTTGATAAAGGTGTAGTTCCTGAAGAAATTAATCTTATTAGAAAAACAATTCCTGAATATTTGTTTCCTGGCATAGAGAAAATAGATTTAGCTTTTCTTCAATCGCAAATAGGTAGAATAATTGAAAATCCAATATATTCATCAACCTCTTTTATAGATTTTAATTATCCGCTTAGAAATCTTGTTATTCATCTTAAAGTACCTAAAGGATATAGAGGCGCTTTATATATAAGGGACATTGCATATGACACTTACAAAAAACAAGATGAAGTATTGTTCAAACGTGGATTGAAGTATATCATTACTGATGTTAAAATTAAAGATGGGAAGTATGTAATGTACGCAGAGGTGATTGAATGATGAAACACGAAGATGATAATTTATTTTCAACGGAACATCCTGATATTGAAAAATATATTTATTGGACTGATGAAGAAAAGAAATTAATTGAAGAAGCAGAAAAGGATATTCTGCCTGGTTTACGTGATTATCCATCATATTCAAAAATAATTGACAGCAGTATGATGAATGAAAAAGAACGTAAACAAACAACTGAATTTAGAAAGCGACTTGTTAAAGAGGGTAAATTAACACAAGAACGCTTTGAAGAATTAGAAAATATGTAATAAAGCATTCACTAATAAATGGTTTTTTATCCAAAAAATTAGAAAGGGGTGAAAAAGTGGATATTAAACTTACACTAGAAAGCAAACAATTATATCCAGCAGTTGTTAATTTAAGGCAATTTTCAAATAGTACGGATATATTAAAATTTGAAATGTCTGATTATATGTATGAAACAACTGATTTATCAAAACTGTACTGCTATGCAGTTTGTGATATGGGTGGAGAAATTGACGAAGTTAAACTTGAAACAGAAGTTGTAGAAAGTAAGCTAAAGATAACTTGGAAAGTTACTGGCTATACTACACAACAGGATGGGCATATCAATTATCAAATTGTATTTAAAAACCTTGATGAAGAACAAACTGTTTTGTGGTTTTCATATCAGGGTATTGTTTTTGTTAACAGTTCAATTGATGCGGATGGATATATAGCAGCTAACTACCCATCTATCCTGCAGCAGTGGGAAAAGAGAATGAATGATGCAGATTTTAATTATAATCAAGTTCTCGAAGAAGCAAAAAGGCAAACCCAGCTTGCTGCTGAAGAAGTGAAAAAAGCTGAACAAGAAGTAACAAAAGCGAAAGAACAAGTTCGTATTGCAACAGAACAGGCTAAAAATGCTACTTCTGAAGCAAATAGGGCTTCTTCCAACGCTGATAAAGCTAAGAGTGAAGCTGATAGAGCAGAAACAATGAAAGATGCCATAAACAAACTTATTGGATATGAACCAGTAGATGCGATTGGCATGGAAGTAGCACAGGCGCGTGGTAAATATGATTTATTAGGTGAACGACTTGATGCAATGGATGAAAAAGTAATAATCCAAGAGAAAGATGGGAGTACCAAATCAGCAGCATTTAAATTTATTGTTACTGATGAAATAAAAGTACCTGCATCTAATGAAATAAAAGTAAGCCCGAATATGGGTATTAAATTAGAAGACTAGGAGGAAATAGAAGAATGTCTAAATTAAATAAAGTAAGAGTACAACTGTTAGATGAGGAAACAGGCTCAGTATTAGAAGAAGTAGATGTTATGACAAGTGCTGATGCAGTGAGTTTTGCTGACGGTCAAACATTTCAGCAAAAACTAGATGCTGGTTTATTAAAAGGTCAAAAGGGCGATACGGGTGCGATAGGACCTAAAGGTGATACTGGACCTCAAGGAGAAACAGGACCTAAAGGTGCGACAGGCGATGTTGGACCTAAAGGAGAAAAAGGAGATACGGGTGAAGGATTTAGTATCTTCAAAACATATGCTTCTGTTGCTGCAATGAATGCTGATAAAGCAAATGTGCAACAAGGGAAATTTGTATTAATCGCTTCAAATACAGAAGATGTTGACAATGCTAAACTATATGTAAAAGGTGCAACTGATTTTACATTCTTAACCGATTTGTCGGGGGCTCAAGGTATCAAAGGAGAAAAAGGTAATACTGGAGCAACAGGTCCACAAGGATCTCAGGGTCCAAAGGGAGATAAAGGAGATACAGGAGAAACGGTAAGAGTTGGTACAGATTATTCAACAGCAACTCAAGCAAAACTGTTTTTTAAATTAATTAATTAAAAGGAGAAAAAAGAATGGCAATTAAAAAGGGTCAAATGACCGATAATGAAACGGGAGATTTATTATACTTTCAAACATCTTATGATATGGTTACAGATAAGCCTGCAAATTTTCCACCTTCAAACCATAATCACGATGATCGTTATTACACAGAAGCCGAAATGAATACCAAGCTAACCGCAAAGCTTGATACAACTGGTAATGCAAGCAATGTGACTAATACTTTTACACAAGCCAGTACACTTGCAAATTTAACAACTGGTGAAAAATTAAGTGTTTCATTTGGTAAAATTATGAAAGCAATTGCTGATTTGATTTCTCATATTGGGAATAAGTCAAATCCTCATGCGGTTACAAAGGCACAAGTTGGATTAGGAAATGTTACTAATGATGCCCAAGTTAAAAGAAGTGAAATGGGTGTGTCTAGCGGTGTAGCAACACTTGATACAACTGGTAAAGTACCTAGTTCCCAATTACCTAGTTATGTTGATGATGTACTTGAATATACAAATAAAGCAGGTTTCCCTACAACTGGGGAAAGCGGGAAAATCTATATTGATAAAGCAACAAATATTACCTATAGATGGAGCGGTACCGCTTATGTAGAAATTAGTCCATCGTTGGCATTAGGTGAAACTTCAAGCACTGCATATCCAGGTAATAAAGGAAAAACAACAACAGACAATGTTAATGCGATTTTAGCAGGAACAAAAGTTGTACCTAAAGCAGAAGATGCGAATACATTAGATGGTAAAGATTCAACCAATTTTGCCAGTGCAGCAGATTTAGCTAAGAAACTAGATAAATCAGGCGGTACTATGGAGGGTGTTTTTAATGTAGATACTCTTTATTTTAAAGTCAATACTGCTAGCGGATATAGACAAGCCTTTGGAACAATACGTGGTGGTTTATTGGCATTGGGGTCTGACGAATTGCCCGCAGCTTTGTATGGTTATGATAAGAATCAAAAGCCACAATGGGTATATAAAGAAGGTTCGAACTATGTGTTTAAAGATTTAGCACTTAAAGATGATATTTACCCTGTTGGCGCTATCTATATGAGCGTTAGCCCAACTTCGCCAGCGTCTTTGTTTGGTGGTACATGGACGCCGTGGGCAAAAGACCGTGTACCAATTGGTGTTGGAAGTGATAGTGATTTTAACACCGTTGAAAAAACGGGTGGAAGTAAAGAATATGAGTTGCGAGCATTAATCGGTGCAGTTGCGGGAAATGTTAATACCATCGGTTATGATAGTGAACCAGTTGTGGCGAAATATGGTTCTTATGATATGGTAATTGACGCTAGCGCTGGGGCTAAACCGCAAGGAGCAAGTAATACTACTAGGGTTGTTAAATCTGATGGTAATCCTGCTACAACCGTACAACCATATATAACCTGTTATATGTGGAAACGTGTTTCTTAAAGGAGAGCAAATATGAGAGTTTTTAATGAAGATAAAACACAGGAATTAAAAGAATATGATTTAAATAAAGGACATTTGAAACTAGATAAATTATTTATTAGACATCACGAAGCTGTAGAAGAAATTAAGGAACAATGGCACTACGAAACTATTGCGGAATATCCGAATGGTGGTAAAGATGTATCAAAAGTTATTGACGTTCCTTATCAAGCGCCTCAAGAAGCGTTTGACGAGTACGAAGATATTTATGTTTATATTTCTTATACTGATGAAGAACTTGAAGAATTGAATAAACCAAGTGAATTAGAAATATTAAAACGAGAACAGGAAGTAACCGCACAAGCGATTCAAGATTTAATTTTAACAATGATGGGTGGTGAGTAAAATGGCGAATTTTTTAGTTTACAGAATCTTAGATGAAAAATTAACGTATGACAAAGTACCTCAAGCATTAAAAGCAGAAGTCAAACGAATTTTAATTGAATTAGGACATGAAGAATTGATTAAATAATAAGGCACTCATTTGATATGGGTGCTTAAAATTAAATAACTATTGATAACTAAGACATACCTTAAACGGTGTGTCTTTTTTATATATCGGTCAAAACAAGACCTAAACATGAAAATTCATTGGTGGCAGTAACCACCTAAAAAAACTTAACAATGAAAGGATGAAACAAATATGAAAACAGCATTTTTAAAAGGATTGGGATTAGAAAAAGAAGTCATTGATGAAATCATGGCTGAAAACGGTAGGGATGTTGAAGCTGAAAAAACAAAAGCAAAGGATCTTCAAACACAACTTGATACTGCTAATAACACGATTAAAGAACGTGATAAGCAGTTAGAAACATTAAAAAACAGCCCTGATAACCCTGAAGAATTAAAAAAACAGATTCAACTGTTACAGGATGATAACAAAGCTGCTAAAGAAGCACATGAAAAAGAAATGAAAGATTTGAAAGTTGCTAATGCACTTGAAAAAGCATTAACAGAAGCAAAAGCAAAGAATTCTAAAGCGGTTCAGGCACTTCTTGATTTAGGTGATGATGTTGAACTTAATGAAGATGGAACTATCAAAGGACTTGATGAAAAGATTAAGGCTTTGAAGAAATCTGATGCTTATATGTTTGACGATGCAAAGCCATCAACAAGTGTTAAAGGTGCAAATCCATCTAGCACTAATCCAAGCAATCCAATTGATCCAGGCTCTAAGAAACCACAGGAAAAATCCTATGAAGATTTTCTTGCTGAAGTAGAAGCAGAGCAAAACTAAATTAAAAAGAAAAGAGGTAAATATTAATGGGTAAACAATTTAATGCAAAAACGTTTAATGAAGAAGCATTTGGGCGCTATATGGAAGCAGTGCCTGATGTAAAAAGAAACAAATTATTAGAATCAGGCGCAATTACAGGCAATGCAGAATTAAGAAACTTATTCGCAAATCAAACAGGTTCTTATTTTGGCACTATTCCATTCTATGGTAACTTAGACCAAACAGAACCTGATAACTATGATGGTGCAACAGATATCACCGCTGATACAACAATCACATATCAACAAGGTGTATTTGTCTATGGTAGAGCGAAAGCATGGACTGAAAAAGATTTCTCTTATGATATTACTGGTGGTGTTGATTTCATGGCTAATGTGCGTGATAAATTAATCAAATACTGGTATAACGTAGACCAAGATACATTACTTGCTATTTTAAGCGGTTTATATTCAATGAAAGGTGCAAAGAACTTAGAATTCGTAAATGGTCATACAAATGATATTTCTGAATTAGAGGGTGAATTAGGTAATGTTGGTGCTACTTCGTTAAATAACACAATTCAAAAAGCATGTGGTGATAATAAAGATATCTTTAGTTTAGCAATCATGCATTCACAAATCGCAACTAACTTAGAAAACTTAAATTTATTAGGTTACTTAAAATACACTGATTCAAAAGGTGTTGAACGTGATTTAGGTATGGCAACATGGAATGGTAGATTAGTTATTATTGATGATTCAATGCCTGCTAAAACTGTTGCAGCAAAATATATTAGATGTGAAAAAACATCAACAGGTGCTAAATTAGTTAAAGATTCAGGTGCAGCAGGTGATACAGAAATCAACAAAGCAGATGTAACAGGTGATATTTCTGATATTAAAGCTGGTGAATATGTTCGTTTGTTAGCACAACATACTAAATATGAAACTTACGTATTAGGTAATGGTGCAATTAACTTAGAAGATATTGGCGCTAAAGTTCCTTATGAAATGGCACGTGATCCAAAAACAAATGGTGGGGAAGATACACTTTACACTAGAAAACGTAAAGCAGTTGCAGTTCCAGGATTCTCATGGTTGAATAAATCTGTTAAATCATTGTCACCAACAAAAGCAGAAATTGCAAATGGTGATAACTGGTCATTAATTAATGATGGTACAGAATCACCTAAAAAATACTATGATCCTAAAGCTATTGCCATTGCTAGAATCATTTCACGTGGTTAATGCTTATGTTTGAAACAATCAAAGATGAAGTAATTAAAAGGCTTGATTCACTTAATTACAAGGTAAATGAAGAAAAAGATAGCTTTGTATTGAAGTTCATCATTGATAAAGTTGAACAGGATATTAAAAATAAGACAAATCAAAGTGAAGTTCCAAGTGGACTTCATTTTGTTTTTGTTGAACGTGTTTGTGGTGAGTTCCTAAATGGTATGCGCAGTTCAAATATGCTTTCTGATGAACAGATTGAAGCTACAGTGACTGCAATTAAAGAGGGTGATACACAAGTATCATTTGATAAAGATTCTTCACCACAAGCCGTTTTTGGTGCTTATTTGAAATATCTAATGAATTATGGTAGTGATGATTTTGCTAAGTATAGAAAGTTTGTGTGGTGATTCATATGAATGCAGTTAGAAAAGCATTAGAAAGTATGTACAAAGATACTTGTACTATCTATGAAAATCAAAAAATTAAAGATCCTAATACTCATGTAACAAATTTTAAAGAAGTTGAAGTATTAAAAGATATAAAGTGCAGATTGTCATTTTCAAATGTGACAAACGCTGAAAAGGGTGATGCGGTGACTATTGCGCAGGTTACAAAACTATTTATTGCGCCTGAAATAAATATCAAAGCAGGATCTAAACTGGTTATTACCCATGAAGGAGTTACTACTGAATACACAAGAAGCGGTGTTCCTGCCATACATTCAAATCACCAAGAAGTAGTTATTGAATTGTTTAAGGAATATGCATAATGGCTAAATGGGGAAACTGTGATTTTAAACAGCTTCAAAAATTACAAAAGAAAATGGAGAAGTTTGAAAAGGCTGATCTTGAACAGTTTTGTGAAATGTGTGCTAAACATTTAGCTGCAAGACTTTTAGCAAGAGTTATTAAAGCTACACCCGTTGATACTGGCACATTAAAACGTTCTTGGAGTGAAGAAAATAAGAATGTTTATGTTGAATATAAGGGGAATGAATTTATATGTGAAATTATCAATTCAACGGAATATGCAATTTATGTTGAGTATGGACATAGACTAAAAGGGCATACAGGCTGGGTTCATGGTTATTTTATGTTGGAAAAATCAACACTTCAACTGGACTTACAAGCACCAAGAATTATTGAAAAATTACTAATGAAGAAATTGGGTGAGATATTCAATGATTAATGAAATTATGGATGCTATCGCTATTAAACTGCATGAAGTATATGGTGATGAATACGAAATACATCAAAATGATATTAAGCAAAGTTTGCAAGAACCTTGTTTTTTAATTACTCTTATTGACAGTGAAAAAGAGAATCTATTAAATTTGCGTTCTAAGCGACTTTTACCGTTTGATATATTATTCTTCTCTAGCAGTGGAAAAAATCAATGTCATAGCGTTTCTGACACGCTTATGAATGAGTTAGATATGATCAAATGTATTGACGGTGATTTACTTCACGGTACAAAAATGAGAAGTGAAATCATTGACGATGTTCTTCATTTCTTTGTCAGCTTCAATTATATAGCAGTAGTTAAAGAGGAAGAAACTGGATCAATGGAAACATTGGAAGTTAGCAGTAATACAAAGGAGTGATTATATGGCTAACACTAAAACAAAAACGATTCAAAAAAAACAGGATGCATCTTTTTACAAGGATGCATTTTTAAATTCTAAAGTATTTAGAAATAAAAAGGATTTATTAAATGCCATTTTAGAAGATGGTAAAAAATATACAACTAAAGAAGTCAATGACTTGTTAAAAAAAGAATTGGAAAGAAAGGTGGAATGTTAAATGTTAGGTGGCGGAACTTTTACTGCACAAAATAAAAAATTGCCTGGTACTTATATCAATTTTGCAAGTGCATCTAGAGCATCTGCATCGCTGTCTGATCGTGGTATCGTTGCAATACCATTATTAATGGATTGGGGTGCAGCAGATGAGGTTTTTGAAGTATCAAACGAAAAGTTTGTAAATAATTCATTGAAAATTTTTGGATATGATTATTCACATGACAAAATGAAAGGATTAAGGGATTTATTTAAAAATACCAAAACATTATATGCATATCGTTTAAATGGAAAGGGTACAAAAGCAACTAACACATATGCAGAAGCAAAATATCCAGGTATTAGAGGTAATGACTTAAAAATCATTATTTCAAAGAATGTTGATGATGAAACTAAATTTGATGTTAAAACAGTTTTAGAGTTTAAAGAAATGGATGTTCAAACTGTTAAAAATTCTTCTGAACTGGTTGCCAATGACTGGGTAACTTTCAAAAGTGCAGAACTTCAAGAAACTGCTTCGACACCATTGGCAAGTGGTACAAATGGAACAGAGGTAACAACATCTGAATATCAAGCGTTTTTGAATGCGATTGAATCTTACAGTTTTAATGCTTTGGGATGTCCAGTTGAAGATACGAAAATCAATGAATTATTTGTTACATTTACAAAAAGAATGCGTGATGAAGTCGGGGCTAAATTTCAAACGGTAGTTTATAGAAAACCTGCTGATTATGAAGGAGTTATCTCTGTAGAAAATGAAGTGACTGATGATGTTAATAAAGCAAGTGTGGTTTATTGGACAACTGGCGCACAAGCAGGTTGTGCAGTTAATAAATCATTAACTAATACTGCTTATGATGGTGAATTTAAAATTAAGGTAGATTATACACAATCACAATTAGCGGATGCATTAGAAAGTGGTAAATTCATTTTTCATAATGTAACAGGTGAAGTTAGGGTTCTTGAAGATATTAATACTTTTACATCAGTTACAGATGAAAAAAGCATTGATTTTTCAAATAACCAAACAATCAGGGTTATTGATCAAATCGCTAATGATGTTGCTGCTTTATTCAATACGAAATATCTTGGTAAAATTCCAAACAATGCATCAGGTAGAATTTCACTGCAATCGGATGTTGTTGCAATTCATAGAGCATTAGAAGATATTCAAGCAATTGAAAATTTTAGTGCAGATGATATTGTGGTGGCTCAAGGTGATACAAAGAAATCAGTAGTATTAACAGATAAAATCACAGTTATTAACGCAATGAGTCAACTTTATATGAGTTGTGTAATTAGCTAGAAAGGGGAACAGATAACATGGGTAAATTTACAATGAAGGCTAAGGATTCTATCAGTGGATCAATGGCTGAATTATATGTGACTATTGAGGGAAACAGATATAACTTTGCTCAGGCAATCACATTTGAAGCAAATTTTGAAAAAAGCAAAACTGAAGTGCCTGTTTTAGGTCGTACAGGTAAAGGAAATAAAGCAACGGGGTGGACTGGGTCAGGTTCAATGACTTTACACTACAATACTTCAGTTATGCGTGAATTAGCATATAGATATAAAGAAACTGGTGAAGATGTTTATTTCGATATGCAATGTACGAATGAAGATCCAACTTCAAGTGTTGGAAGACAAACCGTTACATTAATTGACTGCAACTTTGATAGTTTAGTGTTAGCTAAATTTGATGCTGATGCAGATTATCTTGATGAAGATGTCGACTTTACGTTTGATGATTTTGAAATTCCTGAGAAGTTTAATTTGTTACAAGGGATGATTTAGTTTAAAGGACCACATTGAAGTGAACCCCATATAATGTGGTCCTTTTTTATTTGATTAAATATAAGAAAGAGGTATGAGAAAAATGAGTTTATCAGCTTTTATGGCACAAAATGTTGTGCAGGAAGAAAATATTGAATATGTTGCATCAAAAAGATTTATCGATGAAAAAACAAAAAAACCTATTGCATGGGAATTAAGATGTTTGGATTCACAGCGTGATGAAGAATTAAGAAAATCTTGTACTAAAAGATTAGAAGTACCAGGAAGAAAGGGGCAATTTACAAAGGATACAGATTTTGATAAGTATGTTGGACTGTTAACAGTTGAATGTGTTGTGTTCCCTAATTTGAATGATGCAGAACTTCAAAATTCTTATGGAGTTATGGGTGCGGATGCATTATTAAAAAAGATGTTAAAACCAGGTGAATACGCTGATTTATTAGCAAAAGTTCAAGAAATCAATGGCTTTAATGAAAGTTTTGAAGATAAAGTAGAGCAAGCAAAAAACTAATTGAAGAAGGTGATTTTGAAGCTAATATTGCTTATTATTGCCTTCATAAATTGCATATGCTTCCATCACAGTTTCTTTCTCTACCGACAAATGAACAGGCATTTGTATATGCTGCAATTCAAATAAGGACTGAGAATGAAGAAAAGGAAGCTAAAAAAATAAAAGCAAAATCAAAATCTAAAGGTCGTAGGAGGTAGGTGAATATATGGCTTCTATTAAAACAGTTATAAGCGTTCAAGACAGAATGACACCAGCATTCACCTCTATGAACCGTGCTTTAAATATTGTTATAAGTTCATTTGAACAGTTACAAAGAGATTCAGGACGTGCAGTTGATACTTCTTCTATACGACAGGCGAGGGAAGAATTAGCACGTGCTGAAGTCACTATGAATGGTGTTGAACAGGAAATTAGACAGGCTGCAAATCAGCAACAAAATTTTAATACCAAGATAAAGCAAGGACAATCGGCTTCTGATGGACTTCTTAAAAAGGTTATGGGATTTGTTGGTGCTTATGCTGGTATACAGACAATAGGAAATATTGTTGGTTTGTCAGATCAAATGTCACAGACAACTGCTAAATTAAATATGATTAATGATGGTTTACAGTCAACTGAAGAACTTCAAAACATGATATTTCAATCGGCACAGAATTCAAGAGCAGCATACGGTGATACAGCTAAAACAATTGCAAAATTAGGGCAAAATGCAAAAGATGCATTTAATTCAAATAAAGAACTTATTGCATTTGCTGAAACATTAAATAAAAAGTTTGTTATAGCAGGTGCTACACAAGAAGAAATATCAAGTGCTACATTGCAATTAACGCAAGCGTTAGGATCGGGTGTATTACGTGGTGAAGAATTAAATGCAGTATTTGAGTCAGCACCAAATGTTATTCAGTCTATTGCTGATTATTTAGATGTGCCAATTGGAAAAATTCGACAAATGGCAGCAGATGGTGAAATAACTGCTGATATTGTAAAAAATGCAATGCTTTCATCAATAGATGAAACGAATGCACAGTTTAAACAAATGCCTGTTACATGGTCACAAATATGGGTTAAGTTTAAAAATGAAGCATTGATGGCATTTCAGCCAATACTTGACAAAATCAATGAAGTTGCAAATAGTCAGGGTTTTAATGCAATGTTCAATGGTGCTGTAAATGCAATTCGAATGTTTGGTAATGTAGCAACTAAAGTGATCGATGTTATAGCTAACGGAGCATCATTTATAGCACAAAATTGGAGTATGATAGCACCTGTAATATATGCAGTAGCAGGGGCTATGGCTATTTATGGAGCGACAATTTTAGCTGTAAAGGCATATCAAACCGCTGCTTTGGCAGTATCATGGATGTACATTGCTGTATTAAGAATGAAAACATGGCTTACACAGGAAGGAATTATTGCAACAGCTACTCAAATAGGAGTGCAGATGGGGCTTAATGGTGCATTGGGTACTACAGTAGGTCTTATTTTTATGATAGTAGCAGCGGTTTTAGCTGTTATTGCTGTTGTATTTATAGTGACAGCAGTTTGGAATCATTTTACTGGTGAAAGTGTAAGTGGCTTAGGAATTATTGTTGGTGCAGTTTACTGGTGTGGCGCTCTTATTCAAAATATTTTTATTTTAGTAATTAATATTATTTTAGGAGCATTTCAGCTTCTGGTTAACAGTATTCAGCTAGGTGCAGCAGCTATCGCATTTGTATGGCAGTTAATTTGGAAAACAATAGCGAACCTGGCTATAAGTGTTGCTGAGTGGGTTGTAAATAAGTGGAATGAAGCAGTACTTAATATTAAAAAATTCTTTGCATTTTTAGGTAAAACTGGCGCACAGGCTTTTAAAGCTGTTGCGAGTGCGGCAGGAAGTGCAGCAACTTCTATCGCAAATGCATTCGTTGCAGGTGCTAACGCAGCTATTAAGGCAATCAACTGGATCATAGATGCAATCAATTTAATTCCAGGTGTTGATATTGATAAGGTTGATAAAATTGGCAAAGTTGACTTATCGTTTGATACCAGTGGGTTAGATACATATATATCACAAATGGATGGTATATTAGGTGAAACAGCGGAAAAAGTTTCGTTTGATAGATTTGAGTATGATGCTTTTGAAATGCCTGATTTGTGGTCACCTGATTATGTTGACTTTGTTGATATGGGCGAAGCATTTGATAAAGGATATGCTCAAGGTGAAAAATGGCAAAGTGATATAGGTGACTGGATGGGCGGACTTTTTGATAAAGGTGATAATCCGCTATCTGATCTTGAAAATAATTTTGGCGGTATCAAAGATGCAACTGATAAGGCAGCAGATTCAGGGAATAAGACCGCTGGAAACACTGCACAAATGGCTAAGACCATGACTGCATCAAGTGAGGATTTGAAATATTTAAGAGATATTGCAGAACGTGAAACAATAAATCGTTTTACTACTGCTGAAATAAAAATTGATATGAATAATAACAACACCATAAATAGTGATATGGATATTGATGGTGTCGTTGAAAAATTAACAGAAAGAGTTGAAGAAGAACTTCTTGCTACTGCTGAAGGGATTCATAGTTAGAAAGGGGAGTTGTTTATGGCTAAAGGATATAGTTTCTTTTTAGGAAGTTTACAGCTTCCTGTTCCACCTGAATCAATGGAAATGGTTATTAATAATCAAAATACAACAATTAATTTGATAAATGATCAGGAAGTTAATATTTTAAGAAAAGCAGGACTTACCGAAATATCATTTGATGCACTTTTACCGCAAACAAAATATCCTTTTGCAGCTTATCCTAATGGATTTAAAAGTGCTTCATATTTTCTTGAAGAAATAGAAAAACTAAAAACAGGTTTAAAACCGTTTCAGTTGATTGTGACACGTGCAACACCTAATGGCAAGCTGTTGTTTGACACAAATATAAAAGTGTCTTTAGAGGATTACACAATAAAAGAAGAAGCAGGAAATGGTTTTGATGTTAAAGTATCTCTGTCTTTTAAACAGTATGTTGAATATTCAACTAAAACAGTAAAAATAAATATAGAAGATAATCGAAAGAAACCAGTAATTAATCCCCCATCAAGACCTGCTTCTTCCAATGCATCCAATGTACAGCCGACTATAGGATGCAATGTAATTGTAAACGGGAGACTGCATCGTGACAGTTATGGAAATGGACCAGGACAAACTCGAACCAATTATCAAGGTAAGATAAATTTTATTAAGACAGATGGAAGGTCGCATCCTTATCATGTCACAACACCTAGTGGCAGTTGGCTTGGCTGGGTTCTTCCAAGTGCGATAAGGGTGATTTAATGAAAGTTGAATTATTGGTACAGTGGCTTGATACCTGTTATGAACCTGTAACACTTGATGGCATAACTTGGACATTAGAAAGAAAAGGAACACCAGGAAAACTAGAATTTACAGTGCTTAAAGATTCTAAACTGAGGTTTGAAGAAGGTGCTTCGGTTCGGTTAAAAGTAAATGATACTAATTTATTTTATGGCTTTGTATTTAAGAAAACATATGATAAAGATAAAAATATCAAAGTAACTGCGTATGATCAATTACGGTATTTAAAGAATAAAGATACATATGTTTACAAGAATAAAACCGCTACTGAACTTGTTAAGATGATTGCAGCAGATTTTAACTTAAATATTGGGCAGATGGATGATACGTATTTTAAAATTGCTACTAAAGTTGAAGATAACAAAACGTTATTTGATATTATTCAGGATGCACTTGATGATACTTTAGACAACAGAAGTGAAATATATGTACTATATGATGATTTTGGCAAGCTGAGATTATCCTATATTGAGTTCTTAAAAGTTGGATTGGTTGTTGATGCGGAAACCGCAGAATCATTTGATTATTCAAGTTCAATTGATGGTGAAACCTACAATAGAATCAAACTTGTTAGAGAGAATGAAAAGACTGGTAAACGTGATGTTTATATTGCACAAAGCGGTGACAATATGAATAAATGGGGTGTTCTTCAATACTTTGATACTGTTGATGAAAATGTCAATGCAGTTGCAAAAGCTAATGCACTTTTAAAGTTATACAATGAAAAAACCAAATCATTGAAAATAAATGGTGTATTAGGCGATACAAGAGTAAGAGCAGGCACACAAATTATTGTGCAGTTAGAATTAGAAGATATGAAATTACAAAATTTTATGCTGGTTGAAAAAGTAACACATAAATTTGAAAACAATCATCACAGTATGGATTTGACACTGAAAGGAAACGGTATTTTTGATGGCTAATTTGGTTGAATTGATTAAACAGGCAGCAGTTGAAGCGGTGAATGCTTCTGATCCTGCTGCTTTTTATTTTGGTACTGTAACTAGTGATAATCCTTTGTCCATCAACGTTGAACAAAAGATGGATTTAACAAGTGAATTTCTTATTCTAACTAATGCAGTGAAGGACCATGTTGTAGAAATGACAGTTGATCATACAACTGAAAATGTATCACTTAATGCTGATCATACGCATGAAGTTGAATCAAGTGGTGATATAACTGTTACATCTAAACTGAATCCTGAACAACCAGGAACAACGATTGAAAATGAGGTTCAGAATACATCGTCAACATCAATAAGTGCAGTTAAAATTGATTTAACACATAAACACAGTTATAAGGGTAGAAAGAAGTTTACAGTTCATAATGCACTAAAAAAAGGTGAAAAAGTTGTAATGATAAAATTGCAAGGCGGTCAAAAATTTGTTGTTTTAGATCGTGTATAAAAAGGGGGAATGTTATGATTCCACAGAATGAATATGAATTAGAAAATGATGCTGCTTTAGATATTGAAGAAATACCGACACCAACACCTAGGATCATCATAGAAAAAAACAGGCTAATGGGTTCATGTGATGGGCTTGAAGCAATTAAACAGGCAGTATATTTAATCCTAAATGTTGAAAGGTACAGATATGTAATTTATTCATCGAATTATGGAGTTGAATTTGATGATCTGTTAGGTAAACCAGTTCCATATGTACTGCCTGAATTAAAAAGAAGAATTGAAGAAGCATTGACACAAGATGATCGCATTACAGGTGTTGATGGTTTTGAGTTTGAGACAAAAAAAGATACAGTGCATTGTACATTTACAGTACACAGTATTTTTGGGAATTTTGTAAGTGAAAGTGTGGTGAATATTTGATGTATGAAAATATTACTTTTGAAAAACTGATGGAAAGAGCAGTTGCGAGAATTGAAGAACAAAACTCTAATGTTGACACAAGAGAAGGTTCTATTGTCTACAATGCTTTAGCACCAGCTATTTATGAAATTATGGGAATGTATATTGAGATTGACAGAATCATGAATGAAACATTTGCTGATACTGCATCAAGAGAATACCTTATCAAAAGAGCAGCAGAACGTGGTATTATTCCACAGCCTGCAACAAAGGCTATTTTAAAAGGGGTATTTACCCCATCTGCACTTGAAATTCCTATTGGTTCAAGATTTTCATTAGAAAAACTAAATTATACAGTTATAGAAAAAATTGGTGATGGTCAATATCAGTTGGAATGTGAAACTGCTGGTGAAGAAGGTAACCTTCATTTTGGACAGCTTATTCCAATTAACTATATTGATAAGTTGGAAACCGCTGAACTTGTTGAACTGCTTATTCCTGGTGAAGATGAAGAAGATACCGAATCAATAAGAAAAAGATATTATCAGTCGTTAGAAGCTGAAAGTTATGGTGGTAACAAAATTGACTATAAAATTAAGGTTGGGTTAATAAAAGGTGTTGGCGGTGTTAAAGTCTATTCAGGTCATGAATGGAACGGCGGTGGAACTGTCAAAATCGTTATAACTGATTCTGATTTTGAAAAGCCTACGGATACATTAGTGAAGTCGGTTCAAAAAGAAGTTGATCCCGTTGCTACACCTGGTGAAGGTATTGGGATAGCCCCTATTGGACATATAGTAACTGTTGTAGGTGTTAATGAGGTTGAAATAGATATTAGTACCCAAATAATTTATCAGCCTGGATATTATTTTGAAGCTGTTAAAACAGATTTAGAAAAAGCAGTTGATGAATATTTACAAGGTTTGAATTCAGTTTGGGAAGATGAGAATAACATTATTGTTCGTATATCGCAGCTTGAAACTAGAATTTTAGGTGTAAAAGGTGTTCTTGATGTCATGAATACAACAATCAATGGGGTATCAGAAAATTATACTGTTCACAAAGACAGTATTGTTAAAAGAGGTGAATTAACTGATGGAAACTAGACTTATTAGTTATCTTCCACCTGTTTTACAGAATATCGAAGAATTTAAGGCGCTATATGGAACTGAAGATTATGAAATTGATGATTTGTACGCTGCACTTGAGATTCTTTTAAAGGATCAGTTTGTGCATGAAGCAACTGAAAATGGTATCAAAAGATGGGAGAAGATTTTAAAGATTATTCCTGGGGCTTCTGATACCTTAGATATGCGCAGATTTGAAATTTTAAATCGTTTGAATATCAAGATACCTTATACTATAACGATGCTTCGAAACAAAATACAAGCATTGTATGGGAGCAATTGTGATATTAAATATATCAATGATACTTATACATTGAAAATTTTTGTTCCTGCTATCGTAGATAAGGAACTTTTAAATTTACAAAAAATGTTAGATGTGATTATTCCAGCTAATTTAATTGTTAACATTATCATAAATGAATAGATAGAAAGGATGAGGAAATTATGAAATTTGAAAACAAAGTTTATGACACTTTAAAGTACGTGGCACAGGTGGTATTGCCATCAGTTGGAACGTTGTATTTTGCACTTGCAGGGATTTGGGGGTTGCCATTTGGAGAAGAAATCGTTGGTACAATCACTGCGATTGATGCGTTTTTAGGTGCTTTATTAATGATTTCAACCAGCCAATATAAAAAAGCGAAAGAATAGTGGGTGTTCCAATGTCGCAAGGTGAATTCTATGTATTATTATTTGGTGCAATTAGCGGCTTAGCAGTTGTTGTTGCACCGATTTTAAAACTTAATTCTAATATAACGAAATTAAATTCCAATATGGAGTATTTGAATCGTAATGTCGTAGAGAGTGAAAAAAGAATCAATGATATAGCTCAACAACAAAATATGACGGATAAAGTTCTTTATGAACATAAATATATCCTTAAAAATCATGAAGATAGAATTGATAAATTAGAAAAATAAGAGTGGTTGAATACTGCTCTTATTTTTATTACAGAAGGAGAATGAAAAATGGAAATAAAACAAAATTTAGTAAGCTCAAGCAAATATGATATTAAGTGCCCTTATGAAAGAACACCACAATTTTACGTTGTACACAACACATATAATGATGCTCCAGCAAAAAATGAAGTTTCATATATGATTGGAAACAATAACAAAGTATCTTTTCACTATGCTGTTGATGATGTAGAAGTTGTTCAAGGTTTACCTGAGAATAGAAGTGCTTTTGCTTCTGGTGATGGTGGAAAAGGACAAGGAAATTTATACGGTATTCATGTTGAAATTTGCTATTCTAAATCTGGTGGCGATAGATTTAATAAAGCTGAACAAAATGCCGCTAAACTTATTGCAGATGGTTTAAAAGCACATG